CCAAATTTTAATCCATATCTATTGCTACCACTTTCATCATTTAATGTAAATCCATAATCTTGTGCAGCTTGTATTCCACCACCGACAGCTCTAATAACTCCATTAACGTATAAAGGCACACCAACATCAGTTGTTGTATTTATTAATAAGTTTTGAGAAACATTTACAGTTTCTTGGCTACCATCTAACGTTATATATGCTGTTTGCCCACCTAAACCATCATCGCACTTAAGCACTAAATCAGCGTTATCAACATTTTGAGTTATAATTAAATTTCCACTTGTATTTTGAGTTGCAATAATACTATTAGTTCCATCGTTATATATAAGTAAATCAGAATTAGTACCGAATACAGCTTTTACATTGTCTTGAAATTCTAATCTGTCTTGACTTGCGTCCCATAACAAATCTCTACCAGATGTATCGCCATAAAACTTAACATCACCATCTACTTGCAGTTTACTAGAGCCATCGTCAGTTGTTGTTCCAATGAGTACGTTTGAACTTGATGAAATTCGCATTGATTCAGTAGCTCCATTTGAAAACTTAACAAAAGCACCATTAATTAATACATTTCCCCATCTTGCACCATTATAACCTACATTTAGTGAAGCATAATTGTCAACTTCTGGAGCTAAATAAGAGGTAGCTCTATTAAAAAATACACCCTGCCCCCTATATTTTGCATAAGAACTATCTGTGTGTAATACTTTAACAATACCATCTACTTGCAGTTTACTAGAGCCATCGTCAGTTGTTGTTCCAATGAGTACGTTTCCTCCAGATGTTAAACGCATTTTTGTTGATTCATTAGAGCCATCAATATCTCTGAATCCAAAATTTATGTTTCTATTAGCAGTAGTTTCAGAATCTAATGTAATATTTATTGCATGACTTGTAGATGATAATTCGTCTTGCTTATGATAAATTCTTGCAATACCATCATCAACATCAAAATTTAAAGTTTCTAGTTCATTTCGTCCAATGCTTAATCTAGGATTTGCAGTTGCATCATCTTTAAAAATATCTATACTTTCAAAAAAACCTCTACCAGCTACTTGTAAAATACTTGAAGAACTTAATGCACTTGCAGTTGTTGTTCCAATAAGTAGATTTCCGCTAGATGTAATCCTAGCTTTTTCTGAGCCTCTTATGTCAAATTGTATAGCTGAGTTATTAGATAAAAAATTTGGGTCATTACGAAATCTTAAAATACCATCATTTTGTTCAATTAAAGAGTTATCCGCTGTATTTGTAGCATCTGTATCTTGTAATTTTATTCTTGGAAATAATCCAGAAATGTGTAGCATTTGGTCTGGACTGGTCGTTCCTATTCCTACGTTTCCAGAACTACCTTCAACAAAGAAAACTTTATCAGTATTATCAGTATTTATTCTAAAATCTACGTCTAATTGTGCATCATTAAAAAATATTGTTTTATTAGCCGCAGCATTAACACTTAAATATGTGCTTGTAGCTTTAACAGTTGCTATTTCTGTACCAGCCCTATCAAAAGAAATAAAATCACCACTATCTGCTTTTTTCAATTGTAGCTTTGCCCCACTATCAGTTGTTGTTCCAATTAGTACATTTCCACCAGATGTCAAGCGCATTCTTTCAGTATAATTTGTAGAAATTACAGCATTACCACTTGACGAGCCAATTCTAACTTGGTCGGCAGTAGACGCATTGTTTGAAAATGAAACAAAAGAATTATTGCCAGAAGCACTTCTAAAATCAGCTACCATGCTTGAGCTTGATGCATGTACATTTAATGCTCTATTAGTTGCTGGTGTTCCAGCACCACTTATAATTGATGTGTTACCATTTACATTTAACTTAGCTCCAAAATCACTAGTTGTTCCAATTAGTACGTTAGATGTTCCAGCATCAATTCTCATTACTTCTGTATTGTGTGCTGTAAAAATTATATCATCCGCAGTTCTTGTTGTTAATAATTGTAAATTATTAAATCTAGATTTTACAACACTATTAGTTGTATCTCCACCAAGCTCAATTATTCCAGAATTTTTATTTCCTAACCTTAAATAATTAGTATTGTTATCAACATAAATCCCTTTATTATTTTGTACTAAAATATCACCATGCACTTGTAGTATATAATCGCCACTTGTATCTTCACTAGTTTGTCCAATAAGTAGATTTCCTCCAGATGTTATTCTAGCTAACTCATTATTATTTTCAACAAACCTCCAGCCATTTGTATCTAAAAATAATTTTCTTGAATTGTCTTGTGTTTTAATATAACCTTCACTTGTTGCAGTAGTGTTTCCACCAACTTCAAATCCATTAATTCTAGCATGAGCATAACCATTGCTATTAGTGATTACTAAAGGAGTAAAATTACTTGGAAGAATATCTACTGTACTATTTGAATCTACAAATCTACCTCTACCAACTACATCTAATGTTCTTGCTGGGCTGGACGTTCCAATTCCTACGTTATTAGTATCTTTTTGTAAAAATAACCCATCATTACTATCAGCTTTAAAATGCAAAGAGTTCCAACCTGAAAACCCAGTATCAGCACCAGAAATTTGGTAAACATCCGTTGACACAATCCCAAAAGCAATACCAGTTGATGAATCACCAAATCTTGCATTTCCATTTACTTCTAAAGGTACATTAGGGCTTGTCGTTCCAATTCCTACTTTAGAAGTAGAATTATTAATCCTCATTGTTTCGCCACCTCCAGAATCTAAAAATCTAAACGTATTTCCATTAAATGTTCTTACAAAACCTCCAGTTGAATCGCTACCAAACCAAGTAGCTCCGCCATTACTAATTTGCATATTTCCACCAACCAAATCTAATTTATATGCTGGACTGGCAGTACCTATTCCTACGTTTCCTTCATGTGTAAATCTTACTTTTTCAATTAATGACCCAGCGGATGTGCCATCAGGAAAATCAATAGTTATATCCCCAGATGTACTTCCACTTGTACTATCTAAAACACCAAAAATTCCACCAATAGAATATTCATTATATCCACCAAATTGTAAACCATATTTTTCACCAATAGTTCCACCAATATTATTTATAAATAAAGCTGTATGAGTATCTTGAACTGAATTAGTTATTCTAACTGGCTGACTAGTTGTAATTGCATCACCTTTGATTGTTACTAATGCCTCTGGACTAGTAGTTCCAATACCTAAGCCAGTAGATGTCAAACGCATTTTTTCACTAGAGCCAATATTATGTACTATTGCAGCACTTGAGCCAGATTCAATAGTTATATTTTGAGCTGAAGAAAAATAACTTGACCTAATTTTTCTTGTAGCAACACCATCATTTCCATCTACTCTTATTTCAGTATCTACATGCAATCCAACACCACCAGCTGGAGCTGATGAACTACCTATTCTAATACTATTTGTTGTTGTGTTACCATTATCAGTAACTTCTTGAAGCGTATCGGCACTTCCAACTTGAGCGTCTACATAAGATTTACTTGCAGCATCAGTTGCGGCTACTGGAGTTGCTGGTATTGTTACTTGGTCTGTGAATATACCTTTACCAACAACATGGAGCTTTTCTGTGGGGGAATCAGTATTTATACCTACGTTATTTCCACCAGTTCTGTTTAATAAAACGTGACCATCTCTTGCTGAAACATAAGCTGTTCCATTGTTTGTTTTTAATTCAACATCAGAATATGTTTGATTTGTTTCTAATCTTGCAATACCAGAAGTTGTATCATAAACATGCAATCTTTTACTTGCACTTGTTAATCCTAAAGCCAAATCACCATCAGATGTAAGCCGCATTTTCTCACTATTATTTGTGTTGAATGCTATTGGTTGTGTTGCTAAGGTTGTAATATCTAACGAATGGCTACCAACTAAACTGTTATAACCAAGAAAAGTGTGTTGAGTTCCACTTAATGAATAGGCACTTATAATTTTTGTAGTAGCTACATTATCTCCACTTACAACGTGTAATTTATTACTTGGGCTAGTAGTTCCAATTCCAACGCCAGTATCATTTATATAAAGTTGAGTAGTATTTGTATTTGTGTTTTTAAAATTCCAAGTTCCACAATCACCAGTTAACCTACTTATAGTTCCAAATAAAATACTACCATAACAACCATTTGTAGTATGAGATACTTGTATTACACCAACATCAGCATTTCCTACTACATCTAAAGCTGAACTTGCATTAGTTGTTCCAATTCCTAAGCCAGTAGATGTCAAACGCATTTTTTCAGTAGTTGAAATTGTAAATCTTATATCTGACCCATTGATTAATAAAGGACTTGAAGCACTAAAAGCATCATTATATGAAGAAATTCTTGCTAAATTACTACTTGAATTAAAACCAATATTTTGGTCTGTTCCAACATTTATTTGCAGTTTTGAATTTGGGCTAGTCGTACCAATTCCAACTCCAGTTGTGTTTAATCTTATAACATGGCTATTACTGTTATCAACAGACATGTGTATAAAATCACTACTTTCATCACCAATAATTTTAACTCTTCCAATATTAGAATCAAGTGTAGAAAAATAAATTCCTTTAGAATTATCTAACCTAATATCACCACTAGCAATATCTAATTTTTTTTGAGGGCTGGAAGTACCTATTCCTAAATTACCTCCAGTTGTCAATCTCATTTTTTCCCCATTAGCTTCAAAAATATGATTACCACTTTGAGTTAATTGATGAGCTGCAACACCATCTCCATTTTGTAACATTAAACCAGCACTTCCACCTCTTAAATAAATAAGGTTATTTGAATGCAAACCTATTTTTGCACTACCTATACTAAAATTTGTACTTGTAAATGATATTCCATAAGAGGTACTATTTCCATTTGCTGTAACTTCTTCAAGTGTATCAGCTGTTCCAACTTGAGCATCAACATAGGCTTTTACACTTTCGGCTGTTGGAACATTATTTGCAGTAGCACCACTCATTGTATCACTATCAAGCCAACCAGTTATTTCAACACCACCTTTTGCAATACCATCAGCATCAATAGTAAATCCAGCAACTGTTCCTTTTGTTTTGTTTTGGTATTGTTCTGATAAGTCATCTTGGTTTATAAGTAAAACAGAATTTTCTGCAATATCATCATATAATGGAACAGCTGTAACACTTATTGTATCATCAGACGCCCCTTGATTTGATGTTACTGTTAATGGGATTATTTCATCACCAATAGAATTTACAATATTAAAAGTATCGCCAGTTTTAAATACAGTATTTCCTATTACATTTATTGGTAAACTACTTAATGATTTTTGATCTCTTGCTGTTATATGTTTTATTGTTCCAGTAAATGTTGTTCCAGCTTGGAATTTTATTAAGTTTGACCCTTCACAATTTAAATAAATACTATAATCACCACTTGTTGTTATTGTTTCAGTTGTGCCGCTACTACCAGCTTTTACTAATAAACTTCCAGCACTTACAACAACTGTAAAATTAATTTGATATGTAAGCCCTTGCGTTAAAACTGATTGTGTTAAATCACTTGTTGAGCCAGTTGCTGTAAATGATGCTTTTTTTGCAGTTGTATCTATTGACCAACCAGCACCTAGCGTCCAACCAGTAGCAACATTAAAGTTACCATTAACAGCAACGTCTGATCCAGTAGCTGGAACAGTAGCCCTAACATAAGCAACTGGGCTGTTCATCATTAAAGCATTTGTAACTGGTCCTTGTATTTTTGCATTGCCTAATGGGTTATCTATTTGGCCGCCACCTAAACCACCCATGTTAGTTGTAGTTGTTGTAGTAGTTGGTGTATCTCTAAGAATTTGATAACCTTCATAATCCCATTCATCATATAATGTGTAAAAACTTCCTCTTCTGAAAATATATTCTGGATCAATTTGTTGGCTCCTACTTTCTCTTAATCTACCTATTGGATTTACATATCTTGGCCTTGTTGCTGAACCACTTTGACCAGTTGCAGTTTGGTTTTTATTTAACTCGCCAACTGCTAACCTCATTGTTGGTGCAATAGCAACTTTAACTTGGCCAGTCATAAATTCATCTATTAATAATTCAGTAAATGTTTGTGTTCCAGTTAATGTACCACGCCCCCATTTACCATCTGGGTCTGTTTTAACAAAAGAACTTCCATTATTTACCCTCAAACCACCTACCGCAAATTGTTGTACAGCATCACCCCAAAGTAATGTACCAAAACTGTATATTTCTGTGTTGCTATTATTATTAATTTGTGTATTTACAGATTGACCAAAAGTTGCATTTTGTGTTACATTTAAAGTTTGTAAAAAACCTTTAAAAGAACTTAATGTTGCTAATCTAATATCATCTTGGTTTGTGCCAGCATTAAAACCAGCTGGGTTTAAAATTGTACTTGGTACAGCAATTGCGGTTGGGTCTTGTAATGTATTTGACCAACTAACTGTTCCAGATTTAATTGGAACACCAAGTGGGCTTACAATTGTTATATTATTATTAGGGTTACGCATTTTGGTTGGCGTACCATAACCATTATATCCACTAAAATTGCAATAAAATGAACCAGGATTGCTTCCGCTTGTTCCGTAATCTTCAATGTCTAAGAAAAAACTCCAAGCACCATTCATAGTAATAGCACTTCCAGAGCTATCTACAAAAGACAATTGTTCTTGAAAACCTATGTAATTAGTTTCAGTCAAATTTCTAGATTTAACAACATATCTAGGAGATGTATTCCCTAATGGTGACCAATCAGCTTCAAGTACCCAATAATAAGCCCCTGTACTAGAATCGTATTGCAAATAATAAGTTGTTGTGCCATCACTTGCATAGAAATTAAATTTTATAGAACACCACCAACCATTCGTATGGCCATTTGATAAATTATAATTTCCAGAACCAGCTTGCGACATATCCCAAACCCAGTTTAATGGTATAGAAAGCCAAATAAAATTAGCAGAAGATGGGTCTATAATTGTGCTTTGAAATATTTCCTGACTAGTTGCATTTGTACCATAAGGAAAACCACCATAATAATTTTTTCCTGCAAAACTTAAAAAATCAGCTGATACTCTATGAATTATTGGTAAATAATTATATTTAGTTCCAACTAATTTACTTACCTGATTATTTGCAATAGTTTGCTCATACCTTGTATAATATGTATCGCCTAAATGATCTTGACTACCTTGATAAGCACCAAACCTATTATATTGCCTAGAGTTAATGTTATCAGGGTTATCTATTAAGCCAGCTTCGTCTTGTATATATTCTGGTATTTGTACTATCCATAATTCATGTTTCCAATATGTAATTCTTGCACCCCAATGCCTAAGTAATTGTTTTAAAACAGTATAACAATTTTCTGGCGTATAAACATCTTGATCATTTTTTGTGTGGAACATAGAAACAATACATTGTGTTAAAGCTAAAGGATCACTACTTTGGCTTGTGCTAGTCATTGTTTCATTATACCAATTTATAGCAGTTGTAAAACCCCAATCAATTGATACACCTTGCGATGTTGTTGCAAAGCCAGCTTTCCCTAAAATTTCTCTAATCCAATATATATATGTAGCTGGTCCGAAATACATGTTATCTTGCGTATAACTTCCCATTATGTTAGTTTCTGAGCCAGAATTTGATAAATCAACAAAATCAATATCTTTTAGTAATGATAACCCATCAACAAAAGTTAATTTTTGTTCATAAGGGAAGCTAACATCTTCACCAGCACCTAAATCCATTACTAAAAAACCAGACCAAATTGGTTTAACAGAACTATATCCACTACTATTAGCCCTATATAAATGCAGATAAACTTGTCTTTCTTGATAAGTTGTACGCAATAATTGTATAAATGATTGAGTTCCAGTTCCTTGTACCATAAAAGGTAAAACACATTGAGAACTTAAAATAGGTGAAAACCTATCTTCTTGATCAGTTTCGTAGGTTATAACTGGTCCGCCAGCACCAAGTGTTATTTCAGATGGATTGCCACCTGTATAACCATCAACAAATATCTCTAGATAATATTCTAAGTTATTACTACTTTTATATGAAGAATAATACTGTTTTGCAAACGCCATAAATTAAACTGCTCTTTGTCTATTTAAACCACCTCTTTGGTTACTAATAAATATATCATTACCGCTTATACGCCCATAAACCTCAACATGTTGTTTTTCTTTTTGGATCATTCCTTTTAATCTATCAAGAGGGGCAACGACTTCTGGATTACTAGCACTAGTACCAGCACCTTCACCAACTAAGGCCATAGTCGGTCCAGTAACTAAACCTCCATTTGCTAAACCTAAAATAGAAGTTTTTGCAGCACCAAAAGCTTTACTTAAAGTCATTCCTGTTCCACCCATCAATAAATTTATAGCAGTCATAACAGCTAATTGTATAAGTAATTGTTTTACAACTTTTTTTATGTTTTCTATAAATGTTTTAACAAACCCTTCTTGGCTATTAGCAGCATTCATCATAGATTCAAACATAATATCACCAAACAATTGTGTTGTAGCATTATATTCTTTTTGAGCTTTTGTTAATTCAAACAATGGGGCTTCAACATTTTCTAATTTTTCAGGTATTTTACTCAATTCTACATTTAATTTTTGTACTGGCAATGAATCCATTGCAGCCATCATACTACCTTTGGGTTTTGTTATTGTAGGCTTTTTTGTTTTTGGTTCTCCTAAAATATTTACATCCCCAAAACTTTGTTTTTTATTAAAAGCATTTATCATGCCTTTTCTAATATCATCTGGGTTTATTGCTGCATTTTGTTGCATTATAGTGTTATCTAACTTTTTTGCTTCTTCGTTAACACCAAATATTGCTGTTTTTAATTCTGTAAATTTTTTCTTTAAATTACTTACTATGCCATCGCCTTCGTCCATTTTAATAAATAAAGCAGTGAAAGCAGCCGCAATACCTAGCGGTCCGGTTAAAGCTGCATATAATTTAGGTATAAATATTATTAAATTTTTAAGTAATGTAGAAAATGATGCTAAAGCTTTAATAACTGGTCCGAGAGCAGCTGTAACTAAAGCTATATTTATTGCTAGTTTTTTGTTTTCACTACTCATGTTACGCATGCTACTAACAACACCCCTAAGGGTTTTAATAACATCGCTTGCAAGTGGCAATAATTCTTTACCAAATTGTTCGCCAAGTTCTTTTACACTTTCTTGCAAACTTCTTGTACTGTTTGCAACCCCATCACTTGTTCTTGCAAAATCACCTATTGCATTATTAGATTGCGCCATAACAAAATTATACCTTAGCTGTACTTTTTCAGCTTGAGTCATTTGTTTTATGGTTTTTGTAATACCTTGTTCTAAAGCAAATTGTTTTAGGTTTGCTTCAGTCATTACAACACCTAATTTTTTAAGAGATTCTGTTTCGCCAGTAAAAATACTTGCTAACGCTGTTTGAGCAACATCTATTCTTATATTTTTAAATGAAGCTAAATCACCAGCTAAACCAACTAATGATGTACTCATGCCAGCCGCTTGTTTTTGTGTAAGCCCCATAGAAGTCCCCATATCGCCAAATAATGAAGCCATTTCAAGCGCTGAACCTTCTGCAATACCAAAACTATCTATTGTAGTTTTTGCAAAAGCCTGTACTTCTTTAGATGAATCGCCAAAACTTACGTTTACTTTGTTTAATGATTCCTCAAAATCTGATGCTAATTTAACAGCACCAGCACCTACTGCTAGTATAGGTAAAGTTAAATTTGTAGTTAATTGATTTCCTAACCTATTAGCGTCTCTACTGAATTTATTTAATTTTCTAGTTGCATTTTTAACAGATTTGTCAAAACCTTTAAAGTCAGCACCAAACATTACAGTTAATTTACCTACTAATCCTAATGCCATTTTTTATTTATTTTTTGTGTTCAGATAATTTTTTAATATACTCAGCTTTTTCTTTCAACTTTTTATAATCAATCTTTTTTTGTTTTTTATCCCATTCAAACTCTATCAAATCAGTAGGTTTTAACTTTTTACCTTTTCCTATTTGTATGTTTAACAATAAAGTAGTTTGCCACCTAACCCTTTCCCATTTAGTTTTTTCCCTCATGTTTTCAAGCTCATAAAAGCCATCTAACTTGTTCCAAAAATGTTTAGGTAAATAATCATAAAATTCATTTACCCCCATATTTAAATAACCAAAAGCAATTTTTTCAAGTTCACGCCAAGAAAGTGTACTTTTTACTTCTTGGCTTTCTGCTTTTTTTCGTTATTACCGCCCATTTGTTCAGCTAATATTTCCATTGCTTTTGCAATAGCATCATAATCATTGTCTATTAAATCAGCTAAATCATCAATTGTTAATTTACATTCTTGTTTTGCAGCCCTATAACCATCTTCTACACCGCAATAAATAAGGGTTAAAGCATCATCTAAAGTCATGTTTACACCTAATTTATCTAAATCTTGTAGTGTTGTTTTAGTTTTAGTTGAATATTTCCTCAATGCGTTAAAACCAAATTTAATTGGGTATTTTTTTTTATTTATTTCTATAAAAGTATAATTCATTTTTTGTTTAGTTAAAAAAGGTTCATAGCAAAGGCACTAAACAAAATTTAGAGCCTAAGCTAATCACCTATATTATTATGCTGAAATTAATTGATACAATTCTCCAGTCCCAGTTAAACTAAAACTGTATGTTGCTGTATCTTCCGTTCCACCAGTAGCGCTAAAAGATGTAATATAAACATCTCCATAATAACTTACATCATGCGTCGAACCAGTTTGTAAACCACCAAACCTTACTTGAAATTTTTGTCTTGCATTTAAAACATTTGTTTCTAGTATATCGTCAGCACCATTAGTTAACGATGCATTGCCAGCCGCATTTGTCCAAGCGTATGCCCCATCAACATCAATACTCCAAGACCTTAAACCTTCTAAATTTTCAGCAAAACCAGCTGATTCTTTATTAGTAATTTCTCTTGGGCTATGCTCTACGTTTAATGTGCAGTTTTGCGCAAAAGCAACAAGTAAATCTGTACCAACCCCTGATGAACTTGTAGCATATAATTTTAATTCTGTTCCATTTAAAATAGCCATTTTCTTTTATTTTTATTTATTAATTATTTTATTCAGCAATTTTTACTTTGCTTTTTTTTTCTTTTTTTTCTTCTTTGTATAAGTACCCATTTTCTTTTAAAAATTTTAAAGTATCATTATTTGTTATTTTTAATACAGCGCCTTCATTGTAAATTTGGCCTGCATACCTCCAACTTTTTTTTAATTTTATTTCCATTTTTTTTTATTTTTTAACTTGTAGGGTTAATTTGCCTTATTTCAAAATCTAAAGCTTTTCTGTAAATACCAGCATTTCCGCTAGTATCGTCAAAAATATCATTATAATTTTGAAATTGGCTTGATTGTATTTGTTCTCCTGCATAAGTTCCCTGATTAATTCTATCCATTGCAACCCTTACTTTTTTTGCTAAGTCAGAAGCTTGTGAATAGGTTTCGCTATAACAGCTAATCATTACATCATTTGTATCTAATGTTGATGTTCCATCTTTAGTGTCATTTGGTTCAACACCAGTTATATCATATATAATAAAAGGAAATTGTGTAGTTTGTGGTGCTACATTAGGGAATATTCTTGTTCCAACTAAATCAAAAACATCACCACTTCCTGAGTTGTACAAAATATTATATATTGCTTTTCCTAATTCCATTTTATTTATAACCGAATGTTCCTAATTTTCTTAATTTTTTTGCTTCTTTAAACATAATTTTTCTAGCATCAATTAACATATTAGCCATTAAAATACGTTTTGTTTCATTGTATGCTGGTTTTATAAAAGGTTTAGCTGGTCCCCAATTATATGTTGGGCTTTTAGCATTTTTACCTACTTCAATCCAAGCGCCATAAAACCCACTTTTTTCTTTGTTAGCGTAAGCACCCCTTACTCTTAAACCAACATAACCACCACCAATAGCCCTACTCCTTGCAGTTGTTATAAAACCAACACTATCTTCTAATTGCCTTGAACCAACTGTTCCTTTTTTAAAAGGCATGCCAGATATTTTTTGTTTTATTTTATTTTGTAATACTTGAGAATTTTCCCTAAAAATTCTTTCCTTATTTTTTGGTGTATTTAAAATTTGCGGGAACCTGTTCAAAAAATTTTGCAACTCATCCATGCCATTAATATTTACACCAACTTTAGTTTTTGTTCCACCAGTTCCAGCTAATTTTGCTGCTTTACTTCTACTTGTATTTCCAAAAGTTATTGCCATTAATCTTTATTTTCACAAATTATTTCTAAAAAAGCTGTTCTACCATCTATTTCATTAATTACTTTTGGAAAATAATATTTGCTATCATAAGTTAACCTAGATTGTAAAGATAAACTTGCAACATCTAAATTTCTTATATAAATATGTAACCTAGTCATTCCAGTAATTTTGTTAGATTCGTCTGTTTTTTCTGATCCGCCTTTCCATTCTATTGCAGCCCAAACTGTTCTAAATGGACTATAAGACCTTGTTCTTTCTCCATAACCATTTGGTGATGGGGTGTCTAGGTTTTCAATTAAAACTCTTCTATCTAGTTCACCTATTGTCATCCTACTATTTGTACTTTATATGTATCTAATAACCATTTAACATTTTGAGGCAACTCAGTTGCAATTCTACCTATAACCACACTATTTCTATTTTGATAAAAATTTCCAATAGTTAATAGTATTGCTTGTTTTATAATTTCTGGAACATCACTAGCTGAACTTCCATAGCCAACAACATATTCTACTTCAACAGCATCATTTCTTTTTGTTATATTAGGAAAACTTTGATTATGTGCTAATTGAATTTGTGCTGGTTCGTATTCTAATTGTTTACTATAAACATTTGGCGACAAAGTTTGTAATGTGTTATTACTATCATAATATTTTACATGATTAACAGCACTAACTTTACTTTTAAATAAAGTTTCTATTTCTTTAAAACTACTAGCAAATTGTTTAAGAGTTGTGTTTATAAAAAATCTATTTGTGTACTCTTCGCTTAATTGAGTTGCAGCTTTAATAATAGATGTAATATATGTATCATCAGCACTTGTGTCAACTTTTAAATGACTTTTAGCCTCTGTTAAACTTACTGGAAATGTACTTGCCGCTGTATCAACTTGATATGTTTTCATATTATTAAGTTATAAAAAAAGGGATGATGGTTATTTCCACCACCCCTTTTGTTAATTAAGTATTAAAACTAAGCTTTAATGTGTTTGTGGAATGTTGCAGCCTGAGCAGCTTTAGCGTCAACTAAAGAAGTCATAACTAATCTTGGCACACCAACCCCAGAATAAGTATATGGATCAAATAACAGGTCAATCCCTCCAAATTGAGCAACATGCACTTTAGAAAAATCTCCAAATAATAAAGAACCTTTTCCAGCATCCTGATCGCTAGTCATGTTACCTGAAACAAAACCAAAGTAACCATTTAACCTTTTATCATTATTATCCCAAATAGGAGAAACATTACTTACTTGCGGTAAAGCTTTCACGCTTCCATAAGCAGATGTATTCATAATGTATGCCATTCTAGCGCCTTCTAATGCAACTTTAGCACCTAAAGTATCTGTTTCCATTTTAACTATTGCAGCCGCATCTATAGCACCTGTTCCAGATGATGTTGCATCTAAAACCATAGATTCAGGGGCATTAGTTACATCAGCTTCTCTTAAAAAAGCATCTTCAATAGTTGCAGCTATATTAGCAGACATGTTTCTTTGTAAAGCAGCTTCTAAAGATGCATTTTGCACCATAGACTCTTGTGAAACATTAACAATAGATATAATTTTTTTCGGGCTTAAAACTAAATTTGTTGTGTTACCTTTACCTTCTGCTTCTGTTCCCCCTGTTTCAGGTTGAAATGCAGAAGTAATACCTTGAATAACTGGGAATTTCATGTTTTCTACACCAGAATAAAAATTACATCCTGCACTTGCTAGAACTAAGTTGTTCTCTAATTGGTCTACAAAAGTCATTGTTCTTACAGAATTTTGGTTTGCAGTATCAACATAATCTTGCGCTCTAGTTAAAACAGAAGATGGTATTGCAATTCCTCTATAATTTTGGCCAGTATATCTAGCTTTATCTCTAGCTTCCTGATCCATTTCTTTATAAATACCATTTAATTCACCAGTATAAGCAGCCCTAACAGCACCTTGGAAAGTAAATTTTTCTAGGTCTTTATCTTTTTTTGTAGCTGTAACCCCAGAAACAACCGCTGCATTACGCTTGATAGTTTCTATTTTTTCAGCTCTTACAATTTTAGAATCAAGGTTATCAATTTCAGTTAATAACCCATCAACTTGATCGTTTTCTTCAGAGGTTAAATCTCTTTCCTCAGTTGTAGCAACATCCTTAATGTTTTCCAACTGAGAAATAATATCTGATCTTTCCTCTTTTAAAATAATTGATGTTTTCATTTTATGATTTTTTTTATTTATTTTCTCTTTTTTAATTCAATATTTAATGAGATAAGAGAATTCCTCACTAAATTGTTTTCTTTTTCTTTAATAATTTCTTCTTTAGTTTCATTAACTAAACTATCTTTATATGCTTGCAAACCCCTTTTAGCAACTATTAAATCGCTATCTGCTTGATTATAAGCTGGATATGTCACGATTGCTGTATCATATAATCGGTCTATTTTTTTTATAGTTCTTATATTGTTTCCATCTTCATCTGTAGACCAATCATCTTCAGCAACTGTAAACGCAAATGAACTCTGATTAATATCTCCACGCTTCATAGAAATAGCTAAATCTTTTCCATAAGATGTTTCAGGCATTTCAAATTCGTATTTTAAACCCTTTTCATCAGCTGATAATTTTAATGTGCCAGCCTGATTCCTAGCCAAAATTAAATTTGGATCATGATTAATTAAAGCCCTAACATCAGAATTATTTATTAATTCATCTGTGAAAGCACCTCTTTCTATAAATTCATAAAACCCCCCTAAGTTATTACTTCTCGAGTCATAAACACTTGCATAGCCAACAACAACATCTTTACCATCTTCTGTTGAATCTACTCTTGTTTCTACATTAAATATTCTTTTTTCCATATTATTATTATTTTTTTTATTTTCTAATTGAGTATTGCATATTGCTAACCTTTGTTTTTCATCATTATATTCCTCAACCATAATATCATCTGACATACACCTGTCAATAAAATCTTTATTGTTTTCATCTTTATTAGGAGTTGGTATCGGCATCTTCTCCAATTTTTTCTATTGTAGTCATATTCATTTGCATAAAATGTTTATCACCACCTTCTATAGAGTTCATATTTTCTTTTTGTCTAACTTCATTTATAGACATATAACCATTTGTAATTGCTGCTTTATAAGCTTCTGTTCTAGATTTTACGTCACCTCTTAATAAACCATTAACATTAAATTCAACAAATGTTTTTCCTAATTGATTAGTTCTAAATAATTTCAGGTTTATTTCTTCTTCTATTCTAGTAATGTATGGCATCAAAGTATAAGTAACAAATTCTTGGCTTTGCATTTCGATGTTATTAAAACTAGATTTAGTTAAATCTTTTAACATGTGTGGAGGGCAATTAAAGATTCTAGCTACTTCTTCAATGCTAAATTGCCTACTACTTAAAAATTGAGCTTGTTCTGGGCTTATTGAAATAGGTTTAAATGTTAAGCCTTCTTCTAAAACTATTGTTGAATTACTATTTTTTAACTTACTATAATTATTGTTAAAGCTACTTTTTAAACGTTCTAAAGCTGTATCACTTAATGCCCTATCAGTTTGCAAAATAGAACTTGGTTTTGCCCCATTACTAAAAAAAGTTGCCCCAAATTGTTCAAGGCTTAAACTCCAATTTAAAGCTTTAGCACATTGGTCAATCGGGCTTAAACCATTAACACCATCATCAGTTAATGTTTTAAAATGTAAAATATCAGATGCATCTAATACACCAGAATTATCTACTTGATAAAACAACTCATTATCTTTAACAACAATAGTTACATCTGTTGGGTCAACACACAATAATTGTATAGGTGTTCCAGAATTATTTCTTATTATTTTTGCATAAGCATTACCATTAGTACAAATGCATAACATTATGTATTCAAAAAAAGTTATTTTATTTTGATAATAATTAGGCTTATATTTTAGTAAATTGTATATTGGGTTTTTTTTATCTTCTAATTTATCACCATTAATTTGTTTAGTGTAAACCGATATAGGCAATGATGATACTGATTCTGCTAACAATCTTATAGCACACCAAACAGCTGTGAGTGTTAATGCTTTATCTGTATCAAAAACATTTGCTTGCGGAAATATAGAATTTAAAGATAAATCTCTTTTTTGTGTTTTAGCAGGAATGAAAACGTTTGTGATTCTCTCTAATAAAGTCAATGTGAAATAATTATTTTCACAATAATACAATGCAATTTTTTTTTAAAAAAACAAACTAACTATTATTTTTTAACATTATTATAATACTAAAATATCTCTATTGTCATACACACTATCACCATTTTCAGTTGTTAAATAACAACCTAAAGCCATTACTAATGCTATTATTGGGTCAACTTTTTCTGTGCTTTTATTTTTTGCTATCTTAATATTTCCAGCAGGATCTTCTTGTAAAGCTACATTACTTATACACCAATTCATACAAGGGTTGTTGTTATGTATAATATTTTTAGCAAGTATTTCAGCTTCTAAAGTTTTTGTCGGCATACTCATGCTAACAAAACCTTGTCCAAATGGATCTAAATTAGCACCATCATTTTGTAAATCAATTACTATTTGGCTTGCATTCCACCTGTCATAACATATACTTTGTATCCTATATTTTTTACTAAGTTCATTTATTTTTGCCCTTATAAAATTATAATCAGCAACATCTCCATTTGTTCCATAAACATGGCCATCTCTTAGCCATGCAACATAATCAACACCATCTCGTTCACTACGTTTTTTAGCATTTTCTTCTGGAATAAATATATAAGGAATAAAAACAAATTTACTATCAACATTAAATAATAAAACAAAAGCAGTCAGGTCTCTTGTACTTGCTAAATCTAATCCACCCCAACATTCCTTGCCTTCAAGTGTTTTGTAATCAAATTTTTGATAACATGCATTCCACTCGCCAGAGGTTAACCATGCGCTATGAGAATCCGTCCATTGATTTAACATTAACCTACGAAAAGTATTTTGATACGATGGCACATCAATAGCCCTTTGGCTTTCTCTCTGCATGTATTCTTTTTTTAAACTAATACCATAATTTGGGTTTGCTTTTTTCCATGTAGATTCTAAGGTAATGTCATCATCATTTTGTGCTTCATAAATTACTGCATAAAAACTTTCATCTTTAATTGTTTTGTCTACAACTTTTTTTGCATAAGAATATATCTCATAACAAATACTTTGTTTATCATAACCAGCTGTGGTTATAGCTATTGTTAAGGGTTGCCTTCTACTACCTGTAGAGGTTGTTAGTGTATCCCATAAATCTCTATTTGGTTGTGTATGTAACTCGTCAAATAAAATGCAATTGGCATTGAAGCCATGTTTAGTATTTGCATCAGCACTTATAGCTTGATAAAAATTTCCTTTACTTTCATTGACTATTGAATTCCTATATGCTTTGCCCCTTTGCGTAAGTTCTTCGTTTTGCAATAACATGCCTTTTGCAATTTCAAATACAATACCAGCTTGAGCCCTATCGCCAGCTGCACTATATACTTCGCTTCCTCTTTCCTCATCTGCAAACAACATATATAAACCAATTGCAGCACATAGTGTACTCTTTCCATTCTTTCTTGGAACCTCTATAAAAACAGTACGATATTTTCTTAAATTAGTTTTTTTATTTTTCCAACCAAAAATATCACCAACAATTTTGCTTTGCCATTTTTCTAATTTTAAAGGCTGGCCAGTCAGCTCACCTTTTGTATGTGTTACAAACGTTTCTATAAACCCAATACATTTTTCTGCAGCTTTTTTATCAAAATAATATTTACTCAAAGTAATTGTTTATTTGTGTGTTGTTATTAGTTACTGGTGCTGATATATTTGCCCTAGCACTTGGTGTAATGCCAAAATTTGCTGCAATTTTTAAAGCATTATTTAAAGCATCGTTTTTCATTTTAACAAATGGCTTTGCTTGAGTTCTAACAATATCACCATTGGTGTTTTTAAATGTATCTACCCTACCAGTTTTTTTTAATTCAGTTTCACATTCTATGTAAGTTGCCATTTCATTACAATAGGCTAAAATTAAACTCAAGTCAACATGGTGTAACATTTTTAAATTAAATAATTGACTTGTAATTTTATACCATTCTACAACACCTATTTCAGATAATAACTCTGGGGGTTCAGGCAATTGTAAAACTAAATCAGCTGTCATTTCATTAACTACTACTCTATCAGGCCTAGCTGTTCCTTGCATTTCTTTTAATATTGTCGGTGTTTTTTTCCTCCCTCTAGCCATTATTTTTTCAAAGTTGGCTCTGTTCTAATAAGATAAGGTATGCTAAATTCTTTTTGTACTTCTTGCATATAATCTCCACAATTTTTGCATTCACTATTTTTAGTAACAACTTTGGATTCAACAATTTGTAAAATAGCTTTTTCTAATTTTTTTTCTGTTTTGCATTTTTTACAATAAAATATAAACATAGTTTTTTGGTTTTAGTTTGAACTTAAACTGTTATGTTATTGATATAATACCTAAAGCTATAATTTTGACATTGTAAACACAAATC